GTGTCGCACGCCTGCGCCGCCATGTCGTAGCGCACCTGCGCGATAGCTGCACGATTTTCGCAGCAACAATTAGCGGCCTGCATCTGCATGGCGTTGAGCTGCTGCATAAGCGCTGCCTGCTGGTTGCTGCGGGAAAGCTCGGCCTGTGCAAAGCCGTTTGCCATCGCCATGTTGGTGCCGTTGACAAGCTGCGCCTGCTGGTAAAATCCGTCGCAAAGGCCCTGATTTACACTGTCGATCTTGCGCTCGACATTGGCAAAATCAGAGGTCAGCACGTAGCCGTCGACCACGCCGCCGCCATTGCTGTTGCCGTTGCCAAAACCGTTGCGACCCCAGCCGAAAAGGAAAAGAACGATAATCCAGATCCAGTTTTCGCCCCACATGCCCATGCCGCCGCCGTAGTTGTTCGCGGGCGCGACCGGCATAGTCATCATGGGAGCACCGTCGGAAAGAGACATAGTATCACTCCTTTGAAAAATTTTTATTTATCAAATCGTGGCCACGATAAGATTAGTGGAATAAGGGTTCAAACTGCTTTGCCATAGATTGAAGTTGGTTTAACTTCTGCTGGCTCATAGCGCCAGATTGCAAAAGCTTTTCGACTTCCGCTTTGGGGTCACCCTGAAAATTTGCCCTAAACTGTTGAAACTGTTGCATCATCTGAAAAAAGCCGTTCCCGCCACCAAGAGCGCCAAAAAAAGGATTACTCATCATCCTCGTCCTCCTCAACCTTGCGCTTTTTCTTGCCCTTTATTTCGCCCACAAGCGCTGCCAGAGCGTCAAACTCTTTACGGGTGACAAATTCCACGCTCTTTTCCTGCGGCGCTGTGCGGGGCGTTTCTGCGCGCTCTACAAGATCGTAAATTTTAAGCGTCGGCTTCCCACTTGCATCCGCCTGCTTGAGATACACAGTCGGCGCGGTAGAATCCCACAGCGCCACAGCAGAGTTGGGCGCGATGAGATAGCCTCTCGCCTCCTGTTCGCCGCTTACCCACTGCACGCCGCCCTGTGCGATAGGGTTCTGTTGCACTGGCTGCGACATGGGCTGCTGCATGGGCTGCATCTGTGGTTGCTGCATCTGTCGCATCTGCATGAGGTTGTCCGGCATCGGCTGCGGATAATAGGGATTGAAATAGGGATATGCCATGTTCATTCCTCCGTTTCTTTGACCCAGTAATAAAGCGGGATTTCGTTCTCGCTGTTCCAACTGTCATAGATCACGCCGTCTTGCACGCACACTACATGTCCAGAGAGCGCGAGAATATACGTCCCGCGTGGGTGATCATCGGCAAATCTACCAACCGTGTAGCAATCCGGGCAGGTGTCCGGCATGATGTATCTCCGGTAGCCCAAAGCCCGCAGATACGCGCCCCAACAGGCGTTTGCATTGGGGAGATCGCCGTCTAAGTACCCCTGTATACACAGAGCCAAATAAACCTCGCCCCAGTCCTTTCTCGTCGCCTTGCAGATCGCGCGCACGGTGCAATCTGATACATTCCGCCCCGCGGGGTTGGGATTAAAGTAGCTATACATGGAACATCTCCGCAAAGTAGACGTATGTTCTCAGCTCGTCAGGGTCAGGAAAAAGCGCGAGAATGTCCATCGCCATTTGCTCGGTAAATCCACAAGCTAAAAGTCGTTCGTACATCGCCGCACCTCCTTTTGTTGTCTCAATCATACCGTGGATCGCTCCCCCCAGATGGTCATCGTTTGGTCATTATTTGGTCAAAAAATATTTTGCCAAATTTCAAAAAAACTCTTGACTGGGCGCTAATATTAGCGTACAATAGGGCCATAAACAAGAGGAAAACTCTTAGGAGGAAATAGCCATGAAGTACACGTATCGAATGTTTGAAGACAACGCTGGCGGCCTGCATCTTGCCATTTTGAACGAAGACGGCGAATGCGTTTATTATCTGAGTGACTTTGATCGCGGCCTCGTGCTCGACACGCTGGCTGCTCTCAAAGATGGCAGTGACCCCATTGCGGACGGCTGGGAGGGTGGCGAAGAAAACCCCGCTGCTTGTCTTCGCGAGATTGTCGATCTGGTTGACGCCGGTAACGGCGGCGCGGAAGAGCTTGACGCTTGAGGTGGACTATGGGGAAGAAATATCCAGACTGCCAGTTTGCAGAAAGCAATTGCACTACCTGTTCGTTGGTCAATTACGGGCGCGACTGCCATAACCGACCGATTTCAAAACTCGAATGGTCGCGCCGCATGTCAGGCCTCACGCAGACCGACCTCTCCATTAAATCCGGCGTGAACCGCCGCCAGATTCAGCGCGTGGAAATGGGCGACGCCGATGCCGGCAACCTAACCGCCAGAAACCTGATCGCCATTGCCGACGTTCTCGGCGTGAATCCCAAAGACCTTATATAAGCAGAAAAAGAGAGCACCGATCAACCTCGGTGCTCTCTTTGCCCGTCTGCGATTTTTTTGTATGCCCGCCTGCGGCAGCGGTTGACCGCCTCCGGCGACAGGTGCAGCGCGTCGCACACTTGCGCGTAGCTTTTGCGCCGCACGTCGCACTCGATAATACATGCCGCCTCGTCCGCTGGCAGCTCAAAAGACAGGATATACGCCACGGCCCGCTTGGGGGCCATAGAGGATAGCTTTGCTCGGATTGCTCTGTGTGTTCCGTCCATGCTTAATTGCTGGACTTGCAGAGGGGGCTTTCGCCGTCCGTGCTCCTTCCCGTGCCCAAATCGGGCACCGTTATTTTGCCGCTCTCTGGATCATTGTCACGGCTTCCTGCCGTGTGATAAGCCCCTGCGGGGCGCTGCCGTCCGTGATGCCCGCAGCCTTTGCCGCCGCCCAGTCCTTTGCCGCCCACGAAGAGACGGGCTTGGTGCCGAGCTGCGCCAAATATGCGTCCATCATCTTGTTGAATGTTGCCTGATCCATGTAGTCCTCCATTTCCGGCGGGTAGTGCCCCGTCAAGATAGAACTCCCTCCGTATCTCCCGTGATCGTCCCACTGGAAGTGGGGCTTGTCCGGGAATTTTTTCCAGTCGCCGCCCCACGAAAAGCCAATCTGCTTGCCGATCTGCCCGCAGCGGGCAAAGAACGACGGATCGTCGTACTCATGCCCCTTGACGTTTTTGCAGATGTCAAAGGCCAAGCCAGCCTTGACGCTGTGAAACGTCGGGCGCGTTGCGTTTTTCGCCGCGTATCCCATGCGCGCAAGATAGCGCTGATACTCGTCATCTCGCACCGTCTCCGTCACCAGAACCGGCAGCCCCGCCTCCTTGCAGAGGTCGAGGAAGATGACGCAGTTTCGCCGCACGTCCGCCCGCAGGTCGGCAATGTCCCTACTGTGATACATCGCCGTGCTCCTTTTTGTAGTTGGCGCTGGACACGCCGATGAGCGCGCCGATGAACAGCGCCACGGCGCTAATGGTGGTCGTCACCTGCTCGACGTAGCCCCAGCCCCAAACGCCCGCCAGTGCGGCGTACAGACCAGAACACGCGGGCAACACGATCAGCACCAGCCACTTGAGCACATCGTACACCTTGTTACTCATTTCAAATTTCATTTTTCTTCTCCTTTCGTTTTCCAACGATAATTTCCGCCAGTGTCAGAAGCCCGGTAAAGGCCTCAATGATGCCGCCCGTACCCAGCAGATATGGGAAAATGTTGTCCCACTGCCACCCCTTAATGCTGTAAAAGATGACCGTGTAGATCACAAAAGCGGCGATAAAAATGCCAACGATAATCAAAATGATGTTTCTCGTTCGCAATTTCGATGCCTTTTTGATAAGGCGCTTCACGTCCTGACCTCCCACTCGTCGATCTCAGATTTGATTTTGTCAATAAAGCTGTTGCCGCCCAGCGCCTTATAGCCCCTGTAGAGGTACAAAAAATCCTCAAGCTCGTATTGCCGGATAAATTTATCCTCTCTGTGCCGGTAGTATGTATGCAGCATGTCGTGCCGCAGCTCGCATTTGAGCGCGTCCGTCAGCTTGTCAAAGCCAAGGACTTTGTTGCGCAGCGGCTTGATGAGCAGCGCCAGCGCGCCGAGAATAACCGTGATCTCCGAGCACACCGACGCGAACCTTGCCAAATCTTCCATATCCCGCTCCCTTTCTGCGGCGTATTACACCGCCTTGAAATAGTTGCCGATGAGCTCATGCGGCAGATATTGCAGCGTGATCTTCCCGCCCGCGGCCTCGCCGGTACGCTCGCAGAGGTACGTCTTGCCGTCCTCGCTGTCGAGGTAGTATTTGCCGTATTCGTACTCCATGCCGCGGCTTGCGAGGATGGGGTCATCCTGCGTGCCCGCGTGGGCAACGTCGATCACGACCCACAGCGCAGGCGTTGCGCTCGGCTTCCATCCCTCCTGCGAGGTGTGCGCCTGCTGGCACTTGTAGAGCTTGCCGCCGTCGCTTACGCGGTTGCCCACAACGTAGCTGACGGGATATGTCCATGCGGGGAACAGCTCGACCGCCGCAGCCGCCTCGCTGTCCGGCAGGCTCACTGCCGCCGCCTCGATGACCGGCCGAAGCTCTGCCGCGCGCTCCACGGTCACGACCTCGCCCGTGAGGGCGACCATCGCGCCGACGGCGTTCTCCGCCTCCGTGGGCTTGCCCATCTTGATAGACACCGTGCCGTCGCGGTAGTCCGTGATCTCGCCCGCGAGGCTGTACGCGCTCATGTCCTCCTCGGTCACGACTTCCTCGGTCTGGCCCGTGGGATTTCCGTCGTTGTCCAGCTTGTCCACCGTCTCGCGGAAGACGTTGCTCCACGGTGTACCCGTGGTCAGCAGCGCCGCCGCCTGCGCGTAGGGCATGGTGAGATGCACCGCCACGCTCTCGCGCATATCCCAGTTGCGGTCTTTGTAGTTGTAGATCAGCGTCGCAGGATACTCGACGCCGCCCACTTTGATAAATTCTGCCATGTTGGCCTCCTTTGTTGTAAAAGGTGTTTATGCTTTGGGGATTACGATGTAGTAGTATCTGATATCGGGACGGTTTAGCCCGAAATAACTCCATTTTTGGTCTCTCCGGGAGTACGAATTCGTTCCCTTCACGATAAATCCGGTTCCGTCGAAACTGATGTACTCAAGATTTTGCATGTCCGATGTAAATACTTCGTTACGATCAAGAGATGAGTTTATGTCGGTCCGAATTCCGCCAAAAATTACTGCACCGACAGTAAAGTTGCACTCAATTCTCTGCTCGAACGTTCCCCCTTGTTCTTCTGGTGCATTGCCTACATACGTTCCGACCACAGCGCCACCACCGCCGCCCGCAGCGGCCATGACATTCGGATTGAAGATCATGCCGCCACCTCCTTAGAGGTCAGGCGTCGACTGCTCGTAAAACCTGCAAGTTCTTGGAGTAACGTAGACTTATTGCGTTGGTTGGATACTTTTCGTTCGATACGATCAACGCGAAGATGGTCCCAGCATCTACCAAAATTGGGCCGCTTGTACCGTTGCTTACCGTTACACATTTCCCATTTTGCATGTACCAGCAGTAAGTGACATATCCGAATCCGCTTACTGACACTTGCTTTGGTGCGCTTCCACCTCCATACCTCACGGGGTTGACGATCATACGCCCACCCCGCTTTCGCAAGGTTCAACCGATATATATATATATATATATCTGAGGGCGTTTCGGATGTTGTTCATGTGTTGCTCCTTTCTGTCACTGCGGCGTAGCGTTGGCTTCGAGGAAAGCCAGCAAATCGCCGGTTGGTTCTTCTTCGAATGTGATGGTGCGATCGGTTTCGTTCCTCCACTTTCCCATCATATACACTTGGTCTTTTCCTCCCCCGCTGTATGTGTAGACCATAACGAGAGGTTGCGCTTGGATTCTATGGTATAACCGATTACTGGTCGCCGATCTGAAATTAACACTGAATTCCTTTGATGCCACACTGAGTTTACTATCAAAATACCACGTCAGCCGCTTCTTCTCCCGCCGTCTCGGCCTGTTAAAGATCATCCCTTTCACCCCTTATAGCTCAGTGTGATGACCGTCACATAGACCTCGATGGCGCTCGTCGGGACCTCGCTGCACTGGAATGTCAGAGAATTTGCAGCCTGCGCCACGCACAGCACGCCGCAGCTGTTCCACGCGGAATCATACGACGTGTCAACCGGCGCGGGATAGATGCACTGCGCCGTCGTGTCAGCCAGCACGCCCGTCACGGTCACGCTCTGCTGCTTGGTGCTGGAATTCCAGCCAGCCGTGGTCAGCGTCACCTTGCGCATGAACACGGGCGAGGCGTAGTCCGTCTCAGGGGTCGCCGCCACCAGCCCGCCCGAGCCATTGCCCTTGAGGAGGGAGGTGGTGGAGGGGACGGACGGGATGACCGTCGTGTCTGGAAGCGCGCCCACCTCAGAGGCCGTGTAACTCGGCTTGGTCGGCGTCTTTGCCCACTCGGGCACGGTCGGGTCGCTCTCCGTGTAGCTCTGCAAAGCACTATCAGCTTTGCCCAAACTCGTCTGCACATCCTCTGCAAGGTCGATCTTGGCGACCTTGCTCTTAAATGCCAAACTGCCGAGGTCGGCGAACCACTTTGCAACCTTCCCAAACAGCACGGAGAGCTTTTCGCCCGTCGCAATGTTTGTCCGCGTGCTCGCCGCCGAGAACGCCGCCGTGACGTTGCTGCCGTCGCCGGTCTTGTCGAGCTTGCCGGAAATGTCCTGATGCTGCGTCAAAAAGCCGCTGTCGTTGTCGAGCTGCGAGGTCTTTGTCGGGATGGCATTGCGGATATCGGGATGCGCTGTCTCGCTTTCGTTGTGCGCCTTGATTTGCGCAGATACATCCGGCGTGGGGATCTTTGCAATTTCGTCGTCGACGTACTTGTACACGTCCGTCCGCTTGCCCTGCGGGTCGTAGATGGAGGCGAGCATATCGCCAGCGCCCGCGCCGTTGGCTCCGTTGTAGACCGCAAAGTCAAACGTCGTGCCGTCCGTCAGGGTGATGGTGTACACGTCGCTCGTGCCAGGGGCGTGGTTGCCGCTCTTGAGCGCGATGTCCGAAATGCCGTTGCCGGTCGCGCCACGCGGGCCGGGAGCGCCAGTGTCGCCGCGCGGCAGGCCAAAGACCAGCTTATAGACGTTATCCACAAGGGACTTTTCCACTGTGGCGGGCTTGCCGGTCTCCACCGTGACCGCATCGACGATCATGTTGACAATGGCGTCGCGCGCCGCCTGTGCGTCGGTCTTTGCCGTCTCCGCCGCAGACTTGGCGGAAGCCGCGTCCTCGGCGCTCTGAGCGGCCTGTGTGGCTTTCTGCCCCGCAGCGGTCGAACTATCCGCCGCCGCGTCCTTTGCGCTCTCAGCGGCTTCCTGCGCCGATTCTGCCGCCGTTTTGGCAGTCTGCGCGCCGGTCTGCGCACTCTCTGCCGCTTTCTGCGCGTTTGCGGCAGCGGTCTGTGCATTCTTCGCCGCTGTTTCGGACTTGGCGGCATTGTCCGCCGCCGTCTGTGCGGCCTGCACCTTCTCGTCAACGCCGGTCGCCGATGCAGCCGCAGCCGTCGCAGAAGCCGCCGCCGCTTTGGCAGACGCATCCGCCGCCGCGACCTTATCGTCGATGCCCTGCGCAGCGGTCGCGGCCTTTGTTGCCGAGGCAGCCGCAGCATCAGCCGATGCCTTGGCGTTGTCCGCATACTCCTTGACGCCCTGCACCTCCGCCGCAACAGCGTCCTTGGCGTACTGCACGACCTGCGAGCCTTTGAGTTTCTTCGCCTCGCCGCTCTGCTCAAGCACAAAAAGGTCTTCGCCCGTGATCTGTGTTGCTTGCGTCAGGTCGGTTATTGCTTTATCAGCCATCGGCTACCTCGCTTTCCACGAGCGCGGCTTCATCCTCTGCGGTCGTTTCGGGTTCCGTCGCAAGAGGCGCGTCCGGCTTGTCCAGCTCGGCAAAAGCATTCTCGAGGAGCTGCATTGCCAGCGCCATGCACTTGGCCTCAGGCCCCTTGACGTAGATACCGGAAATCATGTTGTATGCGGTGTTGATTTGCTCACGCAGTTTGTTCTTGTCCATTGTTGTCACTCCTATCCTGATACGTTCCAACTGCCGGTGTAGACGTATGCATCGTATGCGCTCCAACCGTTGGTGTAAATGTATGGGGTGTATGCTTGATTGTTGATGTATACGGCAGTGCTTGAGCTGTCGCTATACGTTGTGGCTGTGCCCTCGTCGCTGTAATCGGAGGCTGTCCAATCGCCGTTCCAGTAGTAGAGATTGCAGACCCACTCGTATTCCTCGCCGGGGGAAAGTCCTGTGATATAGCCCGAAAACGTGCTCGTGCCGCCGCCCGTCTCGGCGGAATCAAACTCAAACGTTCCGACGCCAATAACGCGCACGTCAATAGAGCGCTTATAGCTGTAATCGTCCGCGCCTCCTGTAAATTTGGCGTAGACTTCGAGTTTCGTGCCGTCTCCATCCACAGGCGAGAGCGTACAGTAAAATCGTGCCATGCGTCACCTCACTGTAAGAGGAAGAACAGCTGCCCGTACTGCGGGTTACTTGGGAGCTTTGAGCCGTACATTTTCGAGCCTACCAGCAGTGGGCCACCGCCCAGAGATACAACGTCGCTCAGCGTAATAAAAGCGCCGTCATAGGCAGAAAGATAAATCTTGCCGCCAGAATTGAGCTGGATGCCGCCATACGTCGTGTTGATGGCAATTCCGTAGCCGGTCGTCGTGTAGGCAAGTTCGATAGAGCCGATGGCTTGGTTGCTGCTCGCTAACAATTCAACTGTGCGGCCCCTGAGCTTTTCTGCCGTGATGCTTGTCTCGTCGATGTACGTCTCAATGGCGCTGTTGACCTCGCTTGCGCTCAGACCTGCGTTGTTGTCGACATAGGTCTTCGTCGCGTAGTTCGAGCCGTCCTTGAGGTCGCCGACGCGGATGCTGCCGGTCTGGATTTGGTCAGCCGTCAGCGTGCCGGTAATGTTCGCCGCAGCGACGTATAGATTGTCCGTCTTGATGCTGCTGCCGTTGATCTTGGTCGTGCCGCTCGCGTCTGTCACCGTCAAGCCGTCCAGCGTGGTTTTGACCTCGGTGTACTTGCCGTCGATCCCCTCGACCTTGAGCATGATCTCCTCGCTGGTCTTGGTGATAATTGAGCGTGTTTCGGCAATCTTACGGTTGAATTCCTGTGCGATGTACCCCCCAGCCGGATATTCGTCTTCCATCTCCGCTTCTCCGGGGGAAGAAATGCCCGCATATCCGCGCCCATCATCAGAGAGTTTAGACAGCGGCGAATAAATGCCACCAACCGTCACGCCGTCGCCCAGCTCTGCCGCTGGGTCGATGTTTGCCGCGCCCGCTTCGTATGCCTGATACTGATAACCTTTCATGGTTTGCAGTAAAGCATTTACCATTGCCTGCGTAGCGTGCGGGCAGCTTGCGACAATCTCCATGCCGGTGTCATCGCCTGCTGTCAGGCTGTTTTCGTCGTCCACAAGCAGCGTCACGCGGGAGATGGGCTTGTACTTGCCATTGTCGGAAAAGCTCGTAACGTCGCCGCCGACATAATATTTATCAGACAAGGATCCTCACCCCTCCAAACATGATAGCGCTGCCCGCTTCCGTAATAAGATAATTCGTCTCGGTAGGCATAGACAGCAACGGGATAAGCAGCAGTTTTCCTGCGTCGGTAATAATCCAGTTGCCGCCGTGCGCTGCCGCGATGAAACATAGCTCATTGCGGATGGTGTAATCATTTGCGGGGTAGTCGATGGTATACGAGCTATTCAGCACGGTACGGCTGTCCAATTCCACGCCCATCAGCTGGCAAAAGATGTTCACAGCTGAGGGCATGGTCATCGGAAACGTAAGGGACTGGTCAGGCCCCCACACAACGTCAGCCTTGCGCATAGCGTCATAGGCTTCAATTTCCCAGTAATCTCCGTCGCAAGAACGCCGGTTAGTGAAAAACACGCCTTTGGGAATCCAGTCCGTCGCCTGTGTACCATTGACAAGCCTGAGATAGCGCTTGATCGTCGCGGCGCGCGGTACGTTGTCCGCATACAGTGCCAGTTTCAATGTCGCGCAGCAGGCGTTGCCGATGCCGAATTCTTCAAACAACTGCGATTCGACAGAATGCGACACTTCCGCGTCTTTGCCATATTCCGTGCCCGCAATGTCGAATTTATACTCGCGTTCTGTGCCGGGAGCGTGGAGCAGATCAGCCCAAAGTGCGCTTGTCGTCTGCCCCATATCACACCTCGATCAAATTAAACGTCGCGCCGCCCCACACCTCATTATCGTCTGCCGCTTCCTCGAGCGTGCATTCCATCGAAGAGCAGTAAAACGTGCTGGTTCTAACGCCATGCAAGTCAAGATACTTGACCGTGCACGTTGTCTTATTGAGGTCATCATCGAGCTTTGCCAGCTTATCGCGAGGCATAGAGCGCGTTGTATAGCTTAGTTTCCGCTTGGTGGTGATCTTGTCGCGGCGCATTTTCCCGTCCTTTGTACGGGTCGTGTTGTCGCTATCAAGGTCGTTGCGGCTCCACCCATAGCCCTTTGTGGCAATCGCGTCGGAGTAGTCCGTGCCGTTGATAATAAGGATATCCATGCCAACCTCCTTAGTACAGCAGCACGGGCTTGCCCGCCGCGCGCGTCATGTTGTTGATGTTTTTTACGGTGCTGCGGGCGATCTCCTTGCCGTCAAGCTGAATGACGACCGTTGTCGTGCCGCCGGATTCCGCCATAGCCTGCTTAAATGCGTCAACCATCGTTGCAAGTGGCGTTTCGATGTTCGTCCCGCTTTTCTGGTCGCCCAGCACGGCAAGAAATTCTTTGTTCGGGGGAATGACTGCGCCGGTCGCAAGGCGGGGAAGCTTGACCTCAGAGAGAGACGAGAGATGCCCGCCAATGCTCTTGCCGCCAACGCCAGGCACCCAACTCGGAACAGTAAACTTGATCGTATTGATTTTACTAATCAGCCAGTTCAAGCCTTTAATGACGGCATTGATGGCGCTCTCGGCGATAATAACAATGCTGTTCCAGATGCCAGAGAAAACTTTTTTGACACCTTCCCACGCAGATTTCCAGTTGCCCGTGAACACGCCCTTGATAAATTGGATAATTCCACCGAGGATATTATCTTTCAAGTTTCTGGCAAACTCTGTCAAATTACCTGTAAGCGCAAGCGCCGCCGTAACTACAGATGCGATGCCAGCAATAACAAGAGGGATAACGCTGCCAGTCAAGAAGAAAAAGCCCAACCCCGTAGCTACAATGCCAGAAATCAGCATCAGAGTATTTTGCAAATTTGCACCGTTGGTAACGATATCCTTGAATGCCGTGATAATTAGCGCAGCTCCGCTTACGACGAGCCCGATTCCCGCGCCGACCTTGCCAAATGTGATTGCAAGGCCCCCTGCAAGGGCAACAACGCCCGCAAGGGATTCAAGAAGATTCTTCCAGTTCACGCCGTTGTTCCACGCATCCGATAAGCCATCCCACAAAAGGATAAGCCCGCCAACAGCAATGAGGATGCCGCTGAGTTTTGTAAGGATAGAGCCGAGCACGCCGGGAAGCCCACTTGCCACTTTCCACAAGGCAAGGCCCGCAGCGATCAGCAAGACCGCATCAGCAATCTTTTTGAGCCTGTCGCTGATATCGTCCATATAGCTGAAATCTGGGGTAATATCATCTGCGCTTACGCCACCGCCGCCCGCGTTGTCAGCGGTATCGCCGGATAACTGGTTGATCTCATCGAAAGCCGCAAGGTCGCTTGCCGCTTTTTTTGCAGCGCTGCCAGTCCCCTTCAGAGCTTTGGTCTCCTTGTTCAGGGACTTTGCAGCGTTCGCAGATGCCTTGACGCTTTTACCGGAGATAAGCGCCACAAGGCGGGAGATTTGATTGATAACCGCCGTGATTACGCGCACAAGCATTGTAAACGCAGGAACAACAATGCTTACGAGCGGCTGTGCCAGCGTCAGCAACGCGCCTTTCAGCTGCGCAATAGATTCCCTCGCTTCCGAGTTGGTCATCACAACGCTTTTCACCCACTCGCGCACTTTGGCAAGCGCCTGAGTGATAGCGGTAAATACAAGAGCACTACGAACGACTGAGCTAATGCGTTTTCCAAAGTTGTCCATGCTCTTTGATGCTGCTTCTGTCGCTGCACGGATGCCAGCGCCTTTATTGCGGCCCTCAATCTGCTGCGCGAGGTCTGCTGCCTGCGTCTTTGCATCTGAGATTTTTTTACTTGTGTTGGTGAGCTTACTATTCAGCTTTTCAACCTCACCAGCAGTCTTGTTGAATTCGCTTTGGAGCAGCCTAACGCGCTCCGCCTGTTCGGATACGTCCGTTTTTTCGTATGTGCCTTTGGGGGCGCTGCGCATTTCCGCAAGGATCGCTTTTGCGTTGTCAAGCTCCGCGCCAATGGTGCGAAGCTGCTCTTCCATCGGCGTTTTCTGACCGCCGAGCCTGTTGAATTCTTTCTGCAAAGACGCGATATTTGATTTAACCTTGTTCAGGTCAGAGTGTAGTTTTTTGTCGCTGATTGTAGCGTCAATTACGATTTCACCATCTGCCAAAACTATCACCTACTTGCTATTTGTTTTTTTGCATGGTATCATCAATATATCCACAAAACGTGGCTATAGGAGGAATGAATATGGATAAGATGACTACTTGTAAAGTATGCGGCGCGTCTATTGCGAAATCCGCATCAACGTGCCCGCAATGCGGAGCAAAACAGAAAAAGCGCCACCCAGTGTTAGGGATCATCATTGCTATTTTCGGCATTTGCCTAATCGCCGCCGCATTAAACGGCATGGGCGATGATTCTGGATCGGAGAGCCAAACGTTTGGCGTTGGAGAAACCGCCGAGTTAAATGGGATCAGCGTAAAGTTTGATTCCTGCACCGAAAGCAATGGATCGCAGTTCAACACGCCTGATGATGGTAATGTGTTTCTGCTTTGCGAATTCTCCATTGATAACCAGTCGGATAAAGATATTGCCGTTAGTTCTATCGCATCGTTCAACGCCTATGTTGATGACTACTCGACAAATCTGAGCATTTCAGCCAGCATCACAACCGATAAAACTCAGTTGGACGGAGCTATTGCTGCCGGTAAGAAAATGACCGGCGTTGTCGGATACGAAGTCCCCAAAGACTGGAAAGAAATTGAAATTCGCTTTACTCCCGACTTTTGGTCTGGAAACGAAATTACATTCATTGCAGACAAGTAACCACTCTCGCCCGATGCTATTTTGCATCGGGCGTTTTTTTCCCCAACCACGCATTGATCGTGTCGTTTTCTTCTTCCGTCATCGGCTTTTTCAGATCAACGAGCCGTCTGTTTTCGCGGTAAAATTCTCGATCCGATTTGTCAAGCGTTTTCCCCTTTGCTTTCAAGCTACGAATCCGCACGATGTTTGCAAACAGGCAATCCCCGATTTCGTAGTACGCAGATACAAATGACCACCAGTGAAAATAAGGAATTGCGCGCACTTCCTGTCCCACAACGCGGTTGATAGGAGCCACAATGTATTGGAAGTCTTGTTCCCAATCCATCAGTTTAGGGCGCTTCCTGTTGTCGCCGTCGTCGCCGCAGTCGAGAAACCACGTCATTTGCTTTACAGCATCTGGAATATGCTCGTCCGGCATTTGTAAAAAATCGGGATAGAAAATATTCAGTGCGGCAAGAACCTTTTGACCGTTGTCCAGATCGACCGCAGCAAACACCGAAAGCACGTCCAGCGCTGCGCGATAGTCCGAGCGGATAGCATACTCAACGCCGCAGATGTTTAGCGACGTCGGAAGTTCGTACATCATTTTTTGTACTTCTGGGTGTACTTGCGGATTTTCTCATCAGCAAGCGCCTGCTCCCGCTTGGTTGCTTCGTCGAACTGGTCAATAATGGCATTCATAAAGTTCTGCCATACCGGAGCGCCGTTTGCTGCGGAATAAGCGTTCACCGACCCGAAAAGCGTATCCGCGATATCCTGCCCGAACAGATCATTGATGATATCGCGCATCTCCCTGTCGATGGAATCCACCATGTCAAAAAGTTCGTCGCCCGGCTCGGTTGTATCGAGCTTTGCCACTCTCTCTTCCTGTTTTTTACGCAGATCATTGAATACGCGGTACGCTTTCTTTGCGAAATTTACGTCCGCAGGATTGAAATACACGGTCACAACACCGTTTACACCTCGAATAGTGTATTCCTTTACGCCGGAATCAAAACTGAGTTCCATACTTACCTCCGAAATAAGGGCTGACAAATGCCAGCCCTCTTTGATTTAGTCCTCTGTAAACGTGACAGTGCCGCCGGAAATGGACGCAGTGCCAGTAGTTCGCGTGCCGCCGTATGTGACGTTAATAGGCAAGCCGAGAACCCCGCCGCCTTCGCCGCCGAGACCTGTCGGTTCGATCATGCAAGCGCTATATCTTTCCGCAAAAACTGCGGTATTCTCCGTTCCTGCATAGGCATGGACGATCAGCATCTCTTGGCTTGCCAGCGCCGCCGCGTTATGCTCCTTCACCGCAAGATTCCAAATCTTGACGATGGCAGGATCTCCAGCGTCAAGCTTCGAAGTATCGAACGGCTGAGTTACAACGGGCTTCTTCATAGTATTTCTTGTAATTCCGCGAATGTCTTTCGTGGAATCCGTCTGCCAGTCATATTCCATACTGGAATCATCAACGTAAGTTCCCATGGGAGACCACGTAGGGGATGCGGAACTCGTCCCAGTATTGAGATATGCGACCAATTTTTCACGGTCAATATTCTGTCCAGACGGGGTATTGAACGCCAAATCTGCCATTATACATTCACCTCGTAATTTATTTTCATAAGGATTTGATGATCCTCGTCGCCGTTTTCGTACACCGCGAACAAGGACGATCTTGTCGTCGGCTCAATGCTGACAACGCGCTTCCCGTCCCCGATGTTGGGGGACTTGCCGTTCACCCAGTCCCCAAGAGCATTAAGCAGCTCGTCAGCTTTAAGCCTTTTATCAATGCTGTTCCCCGGCTTCATGCGGTAAATAACCTTGAATTGGTATTCCGCCTGATACCCGCCGAGAATGTATTTCTTGACGATGTATGCCGCCTGAATCGTAGACAGCGCCATCGCCGGAGTATCGGCGGGAAGAAATTCGAATCGAATCAAATCAACCGGCTTATTAGGAAACGTGTTCAGCCACGCAAGCAGCTTTCGCGATACTTGATCTTCTTCCGCCGCCGATACCGTCTTTTTAATTTGTTCCAAACTTCTTCACCGCCTTATCTGCTACACGCACCCACTTATCAAGGTTTTGCGCCTTAGACGCTTCAAACCAATGCGCTTGGGCTTGCGGGTGCATCGTCTTGTTGAAAACCAAATTGCGGTCTGTGACCACTTTCGTTCCGCCCTTTGGCGCGTATGTGCTGCCGGTATTTGGGTCAACCATGACTTTTCCGTAATACAGGAATCTCGCATAAGGGCCGGGGTAAACAATGTCGTTGCCGACAATGCGCGTGCGCTGCGTTAACGAGCCTGTGAGCATCGGCACAAAAGGCTGCGTGTCTTTCTCCATCTGCTCGGCTAAAACGTGCTCTGCGCGCGTACAAGCCTTTGCAACGGCGGTTCTGACCGCGTCCATGCCCTCGGTGTGCACCGAAAACTTGATGCCCATTACTTGCCCCCGACTTCCCAGTGCTGCATATCAGCGCTGCCGTAATCCATCGCGTCGACTTTTGTCACGTTATAGCAGTCATCGTGATACCGAACGACGTTCAAATTTGTGCCATCAAACACAAACTCGCCCTTAATAAACAGCGTTTCACCGCCGTTCCCGTTATAAGAAAGCGTCCATAGTCCACTGCGGTCTGCGGCTTTGACAAACTCCTGCGGCTTTGCGTAGGTCTTTGCCGCGCCTGTCTTGCCATCCACGGCTTCCACCGTAAATGGAATGTACAGGTTTGCCGCGTCCGCGCCCTCAAGCCCGCTCTCGCGCACGTTTGCGCCCTTGCTTGCTTGAAGCATCACGCCACGCAAGATGGTAATGTAAACGTGCGTGACCTCATCCAGCGTTGCCGGGTCGGTTTCGCGAACGATGTTGTAAACCGTTACAGTGTGGGGAGTGTACATGCGCAACCACCTCCGCGATAGAGCAACCCCGTGTGGGCAAGATATTCATTGCACGTCGCTGCAAGCAGTTTCTTCGCACCGTCCGTTGCACTGAGTGCAGACAGAGCGGATTCCCCGCCCGTTGCAAGGGTGCGGGAGTAGCTACCTACCGTTTCGCTTTTGACTTCCGCATCATTCGCCGCAGCGTTGGCAAGGTTTTTCATGGCAAGCGCCTGCGCCGCTTCGATGACTGCATACTTGTCCACAAGTGCACAGCAGCACATCTTTACCGCATCCAAATCAGCGTTGTCTTTGGCTCTGTTGCGCGTGTAGTAGTCGAGGAAGGAACTGGACCGCACAGCCAGTCGCGGAAAATCTTCCTCGCTCACGGCTCCCATATAGGTGCCGGAGTAGTATGTATAATCAGCGTAGACCATGCAGGCCATCTCCTTTCAAATTAGGCGCCAGTCTTGGGGGACATGACGATGCCATCCAGAACAGCCGCCTTAAGGGTGTTCTTGAGGACGACACCGGCCACAAGCTCGACTTCGCCCTTCTTTACCGCGCCGGGGGCAGTCATATCGGGCATATAGCTGGAAATGACGCTGTTGCCGGTCGGGGAGATGCCGTGGAAGCCGTCGAGACCAATGCTAACAGCGTAGATGCTGGTCGTGCCATCGGCGCTCTGCGTGGCGGTGGAAGTGCCGATAACGTCAACGGAATTGGTGCCGTTGTAATACTTGCCCGCATCCATCAGGGGGATACCGGCAAAGGTCTCAACGATTCGACCGAAGTCGTCCTTCGTGCGCTCATAGTAACCAGCGCGGCGAGCAGCGGCGCGGACTTTCAGCAGCATATCGCCGTTCATGAGCAGCATAGAGGTCTCGCCATCAATGGCGTGGACGAGCTGGTCAAGCTGATCGATAAAGGCGTTGCTGTTGCTATCCAGCTTTGCGGCAGAGGACAGATCAATGTCCGTGGTCAGCGCGTTGGACGTGCCGGTCAGCAGCTTGCGCAGGCCGTCAAAAGTGTTGGTCACAAAGCCAGCGCCGGAGGCAGCGGACGTGCCGTTGATGACGAGGTTGTGAAAGTAGTTGCTGGTCGCCTTGATCTTCTGCTGTGCCTGGAATGCCAGCTCATCAACAGCGCCGGAAGTGTTCTGAAGAACACGGTCGACCTCGAAAGAGCCACCCATGATGACGGCCTTTGCGTTCTTTTCCTCACGCTTGGCCTCGCCAGCGGTGTACTCGCTGTTGATAGCGCGGACGGCAGCGGTAGAGGGGGTCTTGAGCTGGATGTAGCCATAGGTCAGGGTCGAGCCGCCAGTGCCCGGAGAGATGGCGTTATCAAACACCAGTCTGTCCAGCAGCAGGGAGCTACGGCGGAACTCGTCAACGATCATCTGATCGACATGATTTGCCATGCCGACCTTTGCTTCTGCAAGAGTAATAGCCATGTTAAAATTCTCCTTTACTTATCGTATTGTTCGTGGAGCGCGGCCGCCAAAGTCATAGGCTTGTTTTCATGCTGCCCGCCCTCAAGCGAGCCTTGCGTGTCAACACGCGCACCGGCCTTGACAAATGCGCTGGGGTCATCGGACTTTGCTTTTTCGAGGTACTTGTCAAACCCACTCAAAGCGCCGTCCTTCATTTCGAGCTTGCTGTCACCGATACCGTCGCGGAATGCCTTTTCCGCAGACTTGGAAGTAAACTTGATACCGCTGTCAGAGATTGCCTTGTCGATAGCGGACTGATAGTCACGCTGTGCAAGCTGGGCCTTGTACGCTTCGGTTTCCTTGTCGTACTTGCTCTGTAACTCTTCGAGTTGCTTCTTGATGCCGTCCGCGTCACCGTTCGCCTTTTTCAGGGATTCGATGTCCTTATCGCGGTCAGCCACCTGCTGTTCAAGCGCTTCTTTGTCCGCTTTCGCGTCCTCTGCGGCTTTCTTGTGCTTCTCAATGTCCTTGCCGTTCATGGCAAAAACTTTGTCCGCCTGCTCTTCCGTCAGGCCGATGTTCAGCAAATCCTCTTTCTTCATGTTGCATCTCCTTACGGGATAGGCTTTTTAGGTCGTTGCCGTGACCGTCCCGCCTGCACTTTTAGGCTTGCAGATAGCCAAATTTGTATAAAATCCGCAGTTGCGGCTTTTACCGAAAAGAAAAGAGCCAACTTGTAAGCAATCCTTACAAGTTGGCTCCTATTGCCCTTCCCCGCGCCCTATTACGCGGAAGATGTTATTTACTTATCATCAACGTGCGGCATTACCGCCGCAAGAATGAACTCTTTTACGCTTACGCCTTGCCGTTCTGCGGCATCGCGTATTTTTTTGCCGGTTTCTTTATCCACTCTCACCGTTATGGTGTCTTGTTTTCGGTTGTACTTCGTGCTTGCCCTTATCTGTGCTTCTGTTGCCATGCTGCAAACCTCCTTTTGCAACATGGTATCACATTTTCTGTAATAAGTCAACTTATACATTTTCAACAATCCAATCCGCAATTTATTGTGGAATATCCCATCTTGAAATATAAGTAAACTTATAGTATTCTGTACTCACAAGGAACAAACGTGACAGGCGAAAGCCGGAAAGGAATTTAACATGACCGCCGTTGAAGTAAAAGCTTATGAAATTGGCATCAAGGAGGCGCACACGCAGAAGCGGATTATTCCCGCTTGCAAAAGTAACGCAATGAACGACCTCATGGCAGAAGTAGGAAACGGCCTGTTGCCTCTTATCAAGGCTTACGATGCGGGAGTTGCTTACGAAATCAATCGCCAAACGAAACTCGGCTTTTAATTCAAAATCCCGCCCCGGAGGTCACGAGGGCAGAAAGGGGAACAAAATGATGAATATTAACTTAAAAACAAGGACGATTAAACTGTCCCGCCGTGAAGTGATTGACTTACTCCTTATGCTTGATACCAACTACGAAAGCGGAAAGTGGAACGCGTTACACGACAAAATCAAGGAACAGTTGGACATTCAAGACAGTAAAGATAACGATTTCCCCGCCCCTTAACCGGGGCGGTTTCTTTTATGTTTGAGTGCTGTATTTGATTGTTTTCTTAACCTCTAAAACGATGTAACCATCGCCCTTGCGTCGGATTTCCACATCGTTACCTCGCTTTAAAATCGCGTCGGTTGCCTTTTTGACTTCTTCCCAGTTCAATACAGCACCCTTGTCCTTTCCCATTGCAGCGGCAACCCCGCCGCTTCACTAAAAGCCTTATATTTGACGTTCAGTCTTACAAGTTTTGCTTTTGCGGCACAATATTCGTCCTTTTGCTCACTTGCCTTATACGCTGTTACAAGCCTTTTCTGCTTGATAATCTGGCGTTCAACACGCCGTTGCATCTGCGTCGCTTCGTATGCGGTGTATTTCTTCCCGTCAAACTCGCAGCCGAGATCATCATCAATATGGGCAAGCTGCTCATCTGTATATGTGCGTTCGCTTACGCCCTCAACCCAAACGTTGCGGCGATGCCGACAGTTGGCACCTTCCAGCCCATCGACAGCGCCAAGGCCGCAAACTTCATAAATGCTCGGATAAATGTCACCTGCGCGAATGCTGTACACCTTGCCTTGCCAATCCTTATGGCTCGACCACGGTGACTGCCCCGGCTTATCTCTCGCGCCAGCATGGGCGGAAACTTCAAAATACGGAGTTTCGAGATACTGCGCCGACTGCTCCGTATATTTAGAGCAAATTTGATTTACGCCCGTCATCACGGCTCTGCGCGCCGCCACATCGATCTGATCTCGATGCCCGCTCTCATAGTCGACGACCTTCAATCCGCTGTCTGCAAGCTTCTTTACTGCCGTCTTGATGGCCTGATTGTAACTGATCGCGCCGCTCTGGATTTGCATTGTGGCGTTATCAAGCGCCCATTGGTACGCTTTGGCAGGCGGAAGCATTGTGCGGCCAGCGTTCACTAAAAAGCCCATTGAGCGCGTTATGTTGCGCAGTGTTTGCTTCGTCTGCTCGTATATTGCCCAAGTGTCCTCGACGCTCACCAGCGTTTCCGGCTGCGTGATCTGGGCAAGGTCGATAAGGTCGGTGTAGTACTTCTGATTCCGCTCTACTACATCGTCAAGCAACTCTTTCAGTTTCTTTTCGCTGATGCCGGTTGTCTTGCGGATTGCTTTCTCAATATTCTTTAGGTCGATTCCGTGCGACCGCAATGCTCGAATATCCTGTACTGTGACCTCGTTGAGCTGGTCTGCCAGTTTCAAACGGCTACATATTTCGTCAAGCATCGTATCTTCAAGAGCGCGGTACAGTTCGGCGAGTTCTTCAGGGAGAGCGTCAAGCAGCTCGGGAGTGAAGGGGTATCTCTGCATAGCCCGTCACCTCATTCCACCTCGTCTTGCTGCTCGTCGGTCATATCCTGCATCTTCGGCAGCGCTGCCTTTGCGGTCGCCTCGTCCTCGTTCATCCACTTCATGCGAAATTCCCAATCGTTCATAATGCCCGCCTGCAAAAGCTGCATATCGCGAGAAAAATCGGTTTGCTTGTCCTCGATGATGCTGTCATCGAAATCAATGCTGATCTCAACATCCTCGTCAAGTCCTGCGTCCATGTATCGATTGCCCATGCGAAGCAGAATGCGGCACAGCTCCGTGATCGCTTGCTCGAGGATAATTTCATGCTTCTTGATCGTGCGAAACATAGTGCTGTTTTCGCTAATGACCTGTGTAGCCGTGGCAATGCTGCCGCCGTCAAAACGATAGTATGTTTCTCCGAAGCCGGACTTGCTGGACAGGATATTAAGCTGGTCTTGAATGCCCGTGTTATGCTCTTCCGTCCGAAGCGTCATGTCGATAGGGGTAATGACCGCGCCGTCGCTCACATCCTCCGGCAGAACATAAAACGCCACATCGGATGGGTCGAATACCGGCTCACCGTCAAGATACTTTGCCGCAGAGAGCTTGACCATGATGCGCTTTTTCCCGAGCCGGAACTCGTTGACATAGCTGTCATAGGCAATGTCAACACCTTGCAGCACGTCGATAGCGTTTGCATAAACCGCAATGCCGGTCGGCAGCAGATAGTTAAAATTGTTGGCAATGTTTAGCCGGTCAATGACAAACTGACGCTTATCGTTTCCGGTATGCACCACGGGCGGAATGTTCTCGAAGCCCTTGACGTTTGTAAGGCGTTCGTCAGACAACATCTCGTTGTCATAGCGGTAAATGCGGTTGTCGATGATATAGCTGCCGCCATCGTCCTTATGGTGAATTTGCAGATACAGGTAATCATGCCCGTTGCGCATCACCACAGAGGAAAACGCGCACTCGCTGATAAAGCCGTTCTGCCATGCCAGCGGGTAAATGCTTTCGATGGTCACATAGTCCAGAATGATACCGGATGCGTTTCCAGGGACGATCTCGCCGCCCTCATTGATCTCCTGCCCGATGACGCGTGGGATATAGGCCACCGTGCCAAGCGCGGACTTCATTTCCTGCATCTCGTTTGCCTTGACCGTGAAATTATTCTCGGTTAAAACCCGGTCAATGAACTCCTGTTCCTTCTGGCCTTCAAGAGTGATCTGAACTTTCTCATTCATCAGCAGATTGGCCCAGTCCTCGCACAGCTTCTTTCCCATGCCGAGGGAGTACCGCTTGCAGTTAACCATGCTCTCGCCGTTGCGCACGCGGTAGCTATGAAAACCTTTCACGTTGCCCTGATACCAGCTTTTCCACTCCGCCACCTTACTGTAAAACGCTTCGGGGATGGTGGAATAGCCTAATTCATTCAGTTTTTGGATTACTGCATTACTCATGCGATAACTCCCATTCTGCGGCTAATTGGCTCAACTGCATAGCGCAGTGCGTCTATCAAATGGTTCTTCTCGTCTGGGTAGCCGCTGATAAAGTTTCCGTCTTTGTCACGGTCGTATTCGTAGTTTACAAACTCGTCATAGGCGTGCGGCGTGCGTCTACGGTCAATAACAATCTTCCGGCGTTGCAGCCACTTCATGCCGTAAGCCACGCTGTCTGGTCCCTTTACGGCAGCTTTGGCAGGCAATCCCATAGCCCGGAAGTCGGCCACGCTTTTAGGCTCTGCGCTGTCGCAGATGATATAGGCGCTGGCGTATCCTTTTGCCTTAATCATGCCCGCGCTCTGCTCGTTGGAAAGTTTGTTTTGATATATCTCATCTATCAGGTAAATTGTCTCCCGCGCCTTGTCGTAGTGCACGCGGATAAATGCAAACGGGTCAGGGAACCACCCATAGTCCACGCCCTGATAAATCCTATCAAAGTGGCTGATTTCCTCGTCTGTAATCTCCCTCAGTTCCAAATTGTCAAACACGTTCCCGCCGGTGCCGACCGGGATACCGAGATATTCGTGCTGATACGCGCGCTCGTCTGTCTCTTTGAGGTGTTCCGCTTCTGCAAGAAACTGTTCGCCCAACCATTCAGGCGGTGCTTGCAGGTACGTTGACTTGTGGCACAGCCGGTCAGCCCGTTCCTCCAAACTGTCCTTGTTTGCCCAGTTGTCCCGGCTGATCGGCGGGTTATAGCTTTCAAAATTCCAGAAAACCGAACCGCCGCGCATGGTCGACTGCAAAATGTTTCGGATTTCTGCACGTCCGGCAAACTGATCTTTCTCTTCAAAGTGCGTCACGGCGATATAGCCAAACGGGACTTTGATAGACTTGATTTTCATCGGGTCATCAGCGCCGCGAAACATGATCTTCTGGCCTGTCGGCTTATAAATCAACTCCATCGGGGAAACCTTGGCTTCCCAATACTGAGCCGCGCCCAACTCGCCAATCGCCCAAATGTACTGCGCATAAACGCTGTCTCGAATGGTATTTGCCACTTTGCGGAGAACCAATGCATGACAATTTCGGTTCTGCTTCTGCATCAGAATCAGCGGGACAAGGATAGATACCGTCGAAGACTTTAGCGAACCTCGACCGCCGCTGAAATCGTAATGCGTGTGCCCATGCTGAAACACGTCTTTTGCAATGCCATAGAACACCGGCGCGATCTTTTGCGAAAGAAGTATCTTAGACATCGATAACCACCATCACACCATCGTCATTGTTATCTCCGGTTTTCTCTTGCACCATCGCCCACTTGTCAATCAGCGTCCCCATCGCCGTTGTAATCTGGCTGAGATTTGCCGCTGCCAGCTTCTCCGGGTCGTTGAGCATTTCAAGCCCCTTGCCGATGAACGAACACACAAGGTCTTTGTGGTCGTTCATGTACTCCATCACATCGGCGGTGTTCTCTTCCTTTTTTTGCTCGCACTTTTCCACAATGTCAGCATTTGCTCGCACAAGGTTCTTAACGGTTGTTGCGGACACGCCGTTGATTTTCGCTGTGGCGCAATAGTTGTTCGTCTGCACATAGTCCGCCAGTATTTTCTTTTTCTGCCGGTCCGTCAGACGCGCAGCCATGTTATCACCTCGTCGCTCTCGCGCGCAAAATGTCGCTCTCTCTCTTTTCTTTTGGGGGATTATAGGGGGTAAGATAATACGGGGGATGCAAGGGGGAGAAGAAGA